ACATATCAAATGTATTTGCAAAAAACTTAGTTGATGAGTTTGGAGTAGACGAAGTTAGAGAAGCTTACCGTATTATAGACGATAAAGACCCACAAGTAGCAAAACTGTTTTATAAAGAAGGCGAGTCAAAAATGGACGAGCTTGTTAATCTCCTCGAGTCGCGTTACATGAGCAGTGAACGATTGCACGCACACCCGCTTAGTTTCAATGCACGTGGACCGGGCGCCGCGGATCGATATGCTAAATTAAATGACACTGGTGGTAAACTAACAGATTTACCAGGTGGACCTGGAGACAGGGTTTTATATTTTAAAAATTACGGCGAGATGAGTAAAACAACAAACCGAGAAGGTAAACGTGTTTATAAAAACGAAAAGCCTACAATTTTTGCTGAAACACCTGGAGGTAAAAAAACAAAAATTATAGAAGGTGAAATAGTAGATCAAGCTGACTACGAACTATCACCGAGTATGAGAAAAATACTTGAGAAAAGAGGTTTTGCACAACCAGGAGAAGCACCAAACACAATAATGACACGTATGCAAGATCAAGCTAAACAAATGCAAGGTGGGACACAACAACTTACTGCTATGAACCAAAGAATGAGAGAGTTTATAGACAAAGGTGATTTTGAAAGCGCTGACAAAATAAAAGACGCTGTTGAAGAATATAGATTGGCAATGCAAAAAATAAGATCTGACGGAATGTCTTTTTCAGGAGACCTTCCAATTCTTATTGATCCAACAAGAAAACTAAATGCGGCAGGTGGACGTGTTGGAAAATTTAAAGGTGGTATAATGGCATTGCTTAGAAGAATAAACCCTATGCTAGAAAAAAATATGGTTAACAAAGGTCCTTTCCAAACAGGACACAGATCTGACATTATAGGTGACATGGAACAAATTAAAAATGTTTCAAGAGGTGACAAAACTACACTTGAACAAATGGATTCTTTGTATGACATGGTGCAAGAATCACCTAGATACAATGAGGCTATGAGAGGTGCTATGATGAAGCTAGTTGACTATGAAAGATTTAGAGCAATACTAATGGAAGACAACGTAAAACTTCAAAGATTATTAGACAATGATCCTGAAGGCGCAGAAAAATTTATAAAAAGGTTATTTAGAGAAGGTGGGTCAGAACCACAGTTTAACCAAGGCGGAAGAGTAAATATGTTTGCAGGTGGCCCGTTAATTGGTAAAGGTATTATGGAAGCAGCTAAACTTGCACAAAGAGGAATAAAACCTTTTGGTGCAAAACAAACGTACAAACAAAATGTTAAAATGACTGGTATGGATGAGTTTCAAAAAGGAATGAAGAAACAATTTGATGTAGAGTTATATAAAATAGATAAAGTTAGAGGGGGTAAACCTGAAGAAGAATTATTTGATCTGTACGAAGACATTGTAGCTGGAAAACGCTATAGCATGCTACCCGAAGCAACAAAAAGTAAAATGATATCTCAAATAGAAGATTCTATGAAAGCTATGGAAGTTGACGGCGGTGATTATCAAAACTTTAGAAGATATTTACAAGACCAATATGGTTTTGCAGACCCTACTGGTATTGCCAGTGGTCCTAGCGGAATAGACAGGTTTCCAAATTTCCCTGCAGGGACAGGATTGGAAGCACTTAAAAAAGGCATCGATAAAGGTCAGATAAAAACAATGAAAGCAGAAGACTTACTTGATGCGCTGGACAGAGAATCTGGTAAAAATGTAATACCATTTAAACCGAGGACAAAAAAATCAAAAGGTGGTACACTGCCACCGTTAAAAGGACCAATGTCAGATGGCATGGGAAGTTTATTTAGGAGTAAATAATGGCAATAGATAAAGCACTAGAAGATCAAATTAAAGTTCCAAAAACTGTTTACGACGAAGAAGTAGAGTTAATGGCAGAACAACCACAAGAGTTTCAAGAGGGTGGTGACGTTGATATTGAAATGACAGACGACGGTGGGGCGGAAATTGATTTTGACCCAATGACTGCAGCCATGGCAGGAGGTCAAGAACACGAAGCTAACTTAGCAGAATTTCTAGAAGACGATATATTAAATGAAATTTCATCTGATTTAGAAAACAGTTATGATGAATACAAAGGCTCTCGTTCTGATTGGGAAGATACATACACAAAAGGTTTAGACCTGTTAGGTTTTAAATATGAAAACAGATCAGATCCTTTCCAAGGTGCATCTGGTGCCACACACCCTGTTCTTGCAGAAGCAGTTACACAGTTTCAGTCTTTAGCTTATAAAGAATTATTACCTGCAGACGGTCCAGTTAGAACTAAAATTATTGGCATGGTTGATGATGCAAGAGAGAAACAAGCAGACCGTGTAAAAGATTTTATGAATTATCAAACTATGGTTGAAATGAAAGAGTACGAACCTGAGTTTGATCAAATGTTATTTAACTTACCACTATCAGGTTCTACTTTTAAAAAGATTTATTACGATGCAGCTCTTGGAAGATGCGTATCTAAGTTTGTGCCAGCAGAAGATTTGGTTGTGTCATACACAGCAACATCACTAGATGACGCTGACACAATTATTCATACAATTAAAATGACATCTAATGAATTAAGAAGACAACAGCTTACAGGTTTTTATAAAGATGTTGATGTTGGTGAAGGATCAGTTCATAGTTCTGATGAAGTTAGAGATACAAAAGACGACATACAAGGAACATCTAAAAGCAACCTTGATGAAGTACACACTCTGTTAGAGTGTCATTGTGAATTAGATATTGAAGGGTTTGAAGATATGAACCCACAAACAGGAGAACCATCAGGTTTAAAATTACCATACATTGTAACTATTGAAGAAGACACAAGCACAGTGTTATCTATCAGACGTAATTTTGCACAAAACGATCCTGCTAAACGCAGAAAAGATTATTTCGTGCATTTTAAATTTCTACCAGGACTCGGTTTCTACGGGTTCGGCTTAATCCACATGATCGGCGACTTGTCCAGAACTGCAACAGCAGCTCTTAGACAACTTTTAGACGCCGGCACCTTGTCAAATTTACCAGCCGGATTCAAGATGCGAGGCATCAGGGTCAGAGACGAAGCACAACCGTTGCAGCCGGGCGAGTTTCGTGATGTTGATGCACCTGGTGGAAATCTTAGAGACGCGTTTATGCCTTTACCATTCAACGGTCCGAACGCCGTGCTTCTACAACTATTGAGCACGGTAGTAGAGTCAGGACAAAGATTCGCGAGCATTGCAGACATGCAAGTTGGTGACGGTAATCAGAGTGCAGCAGTTGGAACGACTGTTGCGTTATTGGAGCGTGGATCGCGGGTTATGTCAGCGATACACAAAAGATTGTACGCAGCGATGAAATGTGAGTTTATGTTGTTAGCAAAAACATTTAAAATTTATATGCCACCTGCTTATCCATACGACGTAGTTGGTGGACAAAGACAAATATTCCAAACAGACTTTGACGAGAGAATAGATATTATACCTGTAGCTGATCCAAACATATTTTCTCAAACACAAAGAATTACAATTGCACAAACAGAATTACAGTTGGCAATGTCTAATCCAAAAATGCACAATATTTATCATGCATACAAACACATGTATGAAGCGTTAGGTGTAAAAGATATTGATAAATTATTACCACCACCGGCTCCACCAGTGCCAGTAGATCCAGCAACAGAAAATGTAATGTCTTTAGGTGGTAAAAAATTTCAAGCATTTCCAAAACAAGATCACCAATCACATATGAAATCACACTTACAGTTTATGGGCACCCTTGTTTGTAGGAACAATCCAGCAGCTTTAGCAGCATTACAAACTAACTGCATGCAACACATACAGCTGATGGCAGCAGAACAAGTTCAGGTTGAGTTTGCAGAAGAGTTAAAAAAGCTACAACAGTTGCAACAAGTAATGCAACAAATGCAAATGCAAGCAGGTAACAACCCACAAGCTATGCAACAGTTGCAGCAAAACCCGCAGATGCAACAAATACAAAAAACTATGCAAGACGAACAACAGAAAATGGAAGGTAGAAAAGCTGTACTAATTTCAGAATTTATGGAAGACTACGCAAAAGCTGAAAAAGAAGTATTGAATAACATCGAAAACGACCCTCTACTAAAACTTAAAGACAGAGAGTTAGATCTTAAAGCTAGAGATAACATGAGAAAAGAAGAAGAGGGCGAGGACAAACTAAACCTTGAAAAGATGAAAATGCTACAATCTAGAGAACTTGCAGAGGAGAAAATGGAAGAGAACGACAAACACCAGAAACTTAGAGCTAGCGTATCACTTGCAAAAGATGGTATAAAGAATATGCAAGCAACCATTAAGGAGGGCAATTAATGAATAAAGAAGATCTTTATGCTTTATTAGGATTAGGCATAGGTGGCCTAGGTGGTTACTTTGGACAACAAGCTTTAGACAAAAGAAGATTTGCGGGTCAACAATCTCCTTTAACTTTTGAGCAAGAAAAAGAACTAGCAATGATAGCAGCGAATATTGATCCTGAAACTGGTTTACCTTTTGGTCAAAAACCTGATGTACAACCAGTAATATCTTCTACTTACTCTGATTACGGACTAGAAGAGGGACCTGGTTTTACCGAACAATTTACAGAAGGTGTTATAGATCCTGTTGTTGCCGCAATAGATGGCAGGGGACCAGAAGAATTAATTTCAGACATTGCTTACGGCGGTGTCCCTCTTGATCAATTAGGAGTTGTAAAACCTGTAGGTAATGTAGATCAAGATTTTTATATTCCAGGAATGCAAACAGCTAGTCCTGCTTCTAACATAATTAATAGACAACTTGCTGAAATTGGAGAAGACCAAGATCAAATGATTACCAATTTAGATCAAACTCCAACGGGAGATCTTTTTCTTCAACCGTCGCCAAGCGACGTAGACCAAGATTTTTTTATTCCTCAAGAACTTCTTGATGCGAATAATCCTGACATTCCAGATATTATTGAGTTTTTAGGAGGGGACGAAGCACTTACTCCTAAAGGAGAACAACTTTATGAAGATTTTTTAACTACTGAAGGAATAACTAATCAAATAAAACAATTAGGTGACGCTATTCTTCCTGAAAG